CATCCTTATCTACACATCCCTGAGAACGACCGAACTCCTTACCAAAATTGAAGAACTCAGTCCAGTCAGTTTGTAACTTAAAAGAGTATAGACATTTTAATTCTAAACTTTTCTGTCCTGAGAACTTATCAACTCTTATAGTTGTAATTTCTAGTGCATCTACTTTATTCTCTACGTCATTTATCTTGAAAAAACACTGATAATTATCAGCTTCAAGTTCCATTAGAACTTTGTTAGTTATCTCAGTTCTACCTTCCTCAGGTACAGAGAATACTTTAACTACTGCAAACTTTATTATCTCCCAGAACTGAGGAATCTGAGTTGAACGTAATCTAATTATCATTTATCACTCCATGTACTTTAATAGAATCAATTTCAAAAGTTGAGTAAGTAGCAGTTTTAAGTCCAAACCTAAACTCTACTCCAGTGCACGTAAGATGTGCAGTTCCTTTAGGACTTAGATACTGCCAAGGTAATCTAGCAAATGCTGTAGCTTTATTCATTCTCCATTCTATTGATGCCTGCATATCTATAGTCAGGTCTACTCCTACTTCTATCTCATCAATAGTTTTAGTCTTCCTAGTTTTCATATCGTGAATATCAGTCCACTTTTCAAATCCAGGTATTACTATTGCAGCTGAAGCAACTATATATAGTGAATTATCTCGATTTCCTAATCCACTCACATTAATAGGCCCAGATACCATACTACCAGTTCGGATATTATAGATGAAACCATAAGTTCCATCACAGATATAGATTAATCCACTATTTCTATCAAGTGACATAGATATTTTACTTCCAGTCATAGGAGAGAGGAATTCAGAGTAGTCCAGTAACTCCAGACCTTTATCATCTATCTTAAACATCTGTCCTAGACTATCAATAAAATAGTGTGCACTATCATCTGCTACTACTGCACCTTTACCTTTCAGTCCTAACCTATAAATAGTTTTATACCCGTAGGTAAATCCAAGTTTGGTTACTAGTTTCGTCAGAATAGATACCCCATTCTGTCCGTATACTATAGGAGTTTTATCTAACTGCTTAATAGCCCAACTATATCCACTCCAATCAAGTGGGATATCTCCTGACTTATTACTAACATCTTTAGTGAAATCTACTGTTCCAAACTTAGCCCACTGAATCCAGTTCTTACGAGGAGTAAGAAATAGTGCAGTTCCAGAAATAGTACCTTCTCCAGTAAGTGTTTCACCAAGAGCATTACCCTCATTATAACTTCCAGATATAGTACCTATCGCTGTTAATGTAGTTGTACTTCCTATACGAGATGCATTTATACTTCCAGAAAGTGTACAAATAGCCTGTAATTCACTTACAGCATCAAATATAATATCTAAATTATAATTAATAGGTACTACATCCAGAGGCCAACTTGTAGCTACTCCCCTCAATCTACAGTAAGCAGACATAGTAGTTACATCTGAACCTATAAAGATATCAATACTACCAGGAACTAACTTTGATAATCTCGGAGGCTCAGGATTCTTCCTGGGTAAATTAGGAGTTACAAATACAGTTCTAGGAATTTTCCTAATAATCATAGGTTCCTCACTATATATCTAATACAGCATAAGCATCCAGAACACTTGCTGCAGAAATATTCCACAGGATAATACTTGAACTTATAGGAATTACTATTCCCTCAGGAAATGTCCAGATAACTCCCTGACCAATAGTAGCAGGAAGAGCTATCCTACGAAGATAAGCTGCAGGAACAGTAGGTCCAGTTCCCCAAGCTACAGCTGACTGTATTACTCCAGAAGCTATTACATCATTAGGATCCTCAGGAACAAAATCTACTGGTGCAGTAGGAGTAATACCTATTGCAGCAGGTCTACCTAATCCAATAACAGACGCAGTTGCAGCAACTAAAAAGAATCCTAATTCAAGTAGTCTTGCCCTTCCTGGAGTTGCAGCAGTTATAATTTCCCACGCGGCAGTGGCTATAGTACCACTAGAAGTTCTAACACCTAATGTATATCTCATCTTAAAATCCTCCTTTAAGTTGTTAATTCAATAGTTGGACTAGTAATAGTAAATGTTCCACCATCTGGTTCAGTTCCTTCTCCTCCAAAATCTATATATCCAACAATAGGATCATCAGCGTGAGTATCATCTATAATACATAATCCAGGTGATGGACCTATAACTCCACCACTAGCTACCCATGCAGGATTAGTCCATGTGATAGTAACTTTATAAAGTGTATCATTACGAGCAACTGAAATACCTGTAAGAACTTTAGTTTTTACAGTGTATCCATTTCCAGTAGCTAACTCATACGCAGAGATTTCAGAATACTTATGATAACTTCCTCTAAGAAACGTGAATCCAGTATCCATTAAGATAGCAATAAACGAGTTAGTGTCTAAGTCTATCTCTCCCTTAGCCATTAAATATAAAAAGTTTTGAGTAAGTTTTGAAGCCATTTAATAATTCTCCTCTGTAAAATTTTTGTACATAGATCAATTATCTTATTTTCCTTGAATATACATATACCTTATTAAGAGCTAACATACTTGCTGGAGTATGAACTAACCAACTCCTAACTATTGTACCTTCAGGAGAGAATACTACTATTTTATCCTCAACTCTACTAATAGAAAATATTTCATCATTATAATAATAAAGTGCTCCATAAGCTGAAGATGATACAAAAGAAGATAGTGAGGTACCCACTATACTTTCATTCTCTATCGTATCACTTCCTCTATTTATCCATAGTGTACTACCATCATTAGTTATATGAGAAAATGCACTATACCAAGGAGCTGTCCATGATCTCTTACAACTGCCTCCAGTAAGTGAATGAACAGAGATTCTAAGATTTCTGGCACAGAATGTTTCGTCATCAATACAGATCATTTCATCTAAAGAACCTCCAGAATTGTCGTAAGGAACCCATGAATCTATAAAAGTACCATCAGGATTAAACATCTGGATAACTCCACCATATCCAGGATCAATGAGATAAACTATCCCATTATAAATAACCATATCTCTTGCTCCTCTTATTTCTCCTGCATCAACATCAGTTCCAAAACTGCCCCATGTTCGACTAAAAACTCCCTCTAAAGAGAATATTTGTACTCTGTTATTACCAGAATCTAATACATAAACTTCTTCTTCATATACTGATATTCCCCAAGGACCTGGATAGCCAAACTCCCCATTTCCTGTCCCTGCAGTTCCCCACCTATTTATTAAATCACCTTCTTTGTTAAACACACTCACATAATTATTAACATCAGTAGTGAAAACATAGGGAACATATATACTATCTTTTAGAATAGCTACCTTATGCCAGTGACCGCAAGGAAGATGCTTACCACTACCATTAGCAGAGTATATTCCTCCAGGAGGAGTCCATATTTGAGGCTCATTAGACTCATTTCCAGTATAGTTAACTGGTGTTTGAGGGGTAACTTTCCATCTTGGATTATTTAAGTATCCCCACTTATTTTGCTGTTCTGTAAAAGCCCACGCCCCTTGACCTTTCCAGTCTCTCCAATCACCATAGTGAGGTTCCCACTGGAAAATAGTAGATTGATAAGTTGTAATTCGTAGTGGTTTTCTTAATGCTAATACATTTGTTCTAGCATTAATATTAGCTTTGTGTGAAGCTATATCTAAAGTAGTAAGATTTACTAGAACATTTCTATCATATTCTATAACTACATCATAAGTTTGTAAAGTAAGACTTTTAGAAGTAGCTAAAATAGAAATTACATTCTTTACACTAGCTACTTTACTCTGTATAGTTAAATTACAAACATTAGCCAAAAGATTTATATCTATCGGTATAGTAGTTTTATATGTTGTAATAGTTAATGGGCATACTTCAGCCTGAACAACAGTAGGATATTCTACAAATGCCTTACCTTCAGCAGTAGATAAATTTACTGTTCCTACACTTACATTAGCATTAAGTTTAACTGAGGATACAAAGGTTGTGATAGATAGACTATCAACACTACAACTAACTTCTACATTTTCACCTTCTTCCTCCTCTATAAACCCCATACCAGGAATAAGATATTCCTTCCCAATTCCTGCATCTATAAAACCAAATCCAGGTATAAAGTATTGACGAGCCATTAACTTTCCGTAATTATAGGATCTACATAAATAGTCGTGCTTGCCTTTGGCACATAAATCCTTGCCGTAATCGGACCCGCTTTGCCGGGTGTTACCGTCACCGAGCATTTAAAGGAATTAGGATTAGTCAATCCCGTTGTCGTCCAGTTCTCGTCTCCTACTCCCGCGCTTTTATCCGCTGGAGTTCCAAGTTGAGCGCATTTATCCCTTGCCACCGCCCCAAGACCATCTGTCCCGTTAGCCGGATATTCCAACTCCATCCATACTTCATCATCCTGGAGATTGGTTGCTGAATCTAAAAGACATTCAATAGTGAAGGTTTTTTCTGTGGTTGATTCCGTCCAGCCTACTATTGGGGGTGACTCAAGGGCAAAATGGTTATTCGTATCAGGGTTGTTCGCACCGCTTGACATTTTCCAACTTTGAGGAGTTACGCCGTCACTTGCTCCGCCAGTTCGTACTATCGTTTCTTCGTCGACTATGGTTCCCTGTGGAGTATCCTCCCTGAAATCATAAGTATTATTGGCGTCCGAACAATGGTGACATCTTACTCTTCCCCCGTTAAAGTTCCACGTCCCCGTGACTGGTGTAAAACTCGCCGGGAATTTACATCGCTCAAAGAGTATATCGTTAAAAGAGCCATCTCCAACGTCGACCAATGCCTTTGCAGAACCAACTGCTGAAAGATCAACATCCCTTATTTTGACAAGTCGAGGTCCATAATCTCCGTCAATAAGCTTAGTTACCCCTGATGCTGCCGTTAACACTCCGCCCACCCACTCGAAATATCCATTTTGCCCGTAGAGATGAATTCGGCCAGATGCGTTATCTAACTGTATCCCTGCATTTATCACCTTGACGACTGATGACCTGGCTTGACCACCATTAACAACTATCGCATACCCAGTACCGATAGAAAATGCCTTACTTGTACCATTTCCCTCAAAAATCCAAAAAGGTCCACTCCCCTCATTAAACTGAATATCTCTATTTGAGGATTGTTTAAATGTTACTCCATATACATAGCCAAAATATTTAAACTGAAAATATTTGTTTGAGCCATTAGCAATTTCTATAATTGCTCCAGTTGATAAAGCGTCACTTGACTTATCCACGCAATAGATTTTCAAAGGGTTTGTATTTGAATTTATCCCCAGAATTACATAATCAGCATACGACCAGCTTTCAGCGTGGCCATCATCAATATAAACTGTATCGCCCGCCGCAGGACTCGCGTGGTTGAGCACATAATATAAATAACAGGAGGCATTATCCCAACTTCCGTCTCCGGGAGAACGACAAGTCCAGGTAACGCCATTATCAACTACCGTATCTCCTGGATTAGCTGGCCAAGTTGGTTGTGTCGTAGCATGGGATGTTCCATCATCTGTTACCTCAAACACCAGTGCGCGTCTTGCTGCTGTTGCGTAAGCCACTGTGCAAACGCACCTTGCTCCAAGTGCATAGGCGTGGTTAGCTTGCCAAGGACTGCAAACTTCACCACCAAGAGCTGTTGAATTATTTACTCGCCAAGTTGTTGCCGGCATTTAAACCCCCTATAGAGCAATAGTAAAAATTCCACTTACGTTCCAAGTAACTGTTAAATCTCCAGCAGTCATATCTACTGGCCCACCTAAATCAACAAAAGCAAGTGCGTCTTTGCCAGCATCTGTATAATTATAGATAATCCCCCAATAAGCGTCAGTGTCATTCCCTGCATCTTGCGCCCAAGTGGGATTTGTGGCTGAGTCAAAGGTCATTGTTCCTGCTGCTTGGGTAACAAGAGAAGCTAATGTTCCCAAGTCAGTCCCACCAGTCACATAAGTTCCACCTGTTCCTACTTCAGTAAAATCACCCAAAACAGGAGTCCCAGTTGCAGCTGCTGGTGTGGTAGTATTATCACAAATAGCCAGATAGAAATGGTCTGAACTCGCCCAATCCCCATCAAGCATTTTTGCCATTGCTTCTTGAAATATAGTTACATCGCCTCTTGCCATTTTAAACCTCCATTAAAGTTCACTAATTACTGTTGCTATTGTAGGAGCACCTACAATCACTTGACCATTAAAGTCACAGATAGATTCCACTATTGGAACATCAGTTGCAAGTGCATAGACTCCACTTTCAGGACTACGTTCAACTGCTACTACTCCATTACTCATATAGGCGTATAGACCCTTAGCAATACAACTCCAAAGATTTCCAGCTGTAACTGTGAGTTTGAGAGTAAGAGTAGTGCCAACATACTCATAAATCTTAGTACTTCCAAATATAATTATTAGATCTGGAAATACGAAGATTTGTGGGTAAGGAAAGGCGTCAGTAATAACTGAGGTATCTATCCTAGTCATAGATTCCTGTCTCGTCAAAGAACCATCTCTTCCAATTACTCCACTACATACTATATCATACTCAGTATTACGAGGAGAACGAGAGGAAGGTCTGAGTCCCTTAGATACATCTTTGGAATCTAAGAATAGACTAAACTCATCATCTCTACCATAATATAGTCTAGATTCCTGAATAATCTCCATTATAAATCTCCATTAATACTAAGATTAGGTCTCTTACCTACTGTCTCAAGGTCTAGAGGTTTAATATCCTTCAGGATTTTATCTATTTCAGGAATAGCTTTTTCAATAATTTCATCGGGATTCATCAAGGTATTATTTCCCTCTATCTTCTGCATAATAGATGCAACTACATCAGGACGTTTCTTGAACTCAGGTCGTTTAGAATATAGACCTTCTTTAATCTTTGCATTATTTAAGTGCTGGTCTATAAGATTCCCAATTATCCTAGGCATATTAAGATACATAAGTTCCTGATATTCAGGAAACATTCTCTCTTTAAATTCCTTATAAAGTTGTTCTTTTTCTTCTAATGTAAAACTCATTTAGCCCTCCATTTGACTAACTGCAGTTATTTCCTCTTCTACTACGTCCTTACCAATCTCAAGTGTATCCCATGTGATAGCATCTAGGATATTCTTGAGTTTATATCTATCTTTATAAAATAGTTCCATCTGATAAACAGCTGCTTTTACTAATGTATCTGGATGTAGGATAGTCCAAAGGTTAGTATCAGTATCAGTAGAAAGTAAAGGTTGATAGAAGTTTCCTACTATCTCTACATCTATCTGTTCATCAGTCGCAGGTAGAATAATTATTCCTCTAAAATCCTTAGAAGTTGCTAAGGAGTAATTATAGAATACTCCAGTAGCTCCCTTATCAGTTGCATCTATTTCACGTAACTTGGCAGGACAGTAGTAGAGAGGCTCTCCATTATCAGACCCAGAAATAAGATCAGGATATTCTCCTTTTAACCATTCCCAACTTTTCTTTTCTAGTTGATATCTCTCATCTGAAGTATTAATCCAGACGTCACTAATGAACCTACAACGTTTCTGAAAGGAGACATAATATCCTCCAACACTGAGAGTTTCCCATATCCTACCTTCTGACTCAGGAAGAGTTCCTACTATGCGCTCTAGCATATCCTGAGCTGCTTGAATATAATAGTTCGCACCTGCATCTACCCATGCTGAGGTATCTACAACAAGGTCATATCGACCTGTAATTTTCACGAGTTGAGTTCTGATTTGGAGTAAGTTCATTTAATCCTCTATGTAAAATTTTTATACAAAGGGGAAACCGAAGTCTCCCCCTTTGTAAATTGAAGTTACACTATGTTATCTAATCCTACACCATTTAGATAACCCCAGCCAGTTGGAAAGTGGTATTCGAGTCCTATCTCAGTAAGGAACTCTTCGTTAGTCCCATCCTTCCTCGTATAGCCAGTATTCTGCTGTTCACCATCACTATAGAACTTGGTATCAGTAATAATTCTACTCTTCAAATTAGCAGGCTCATAGATAACCATAGAGTTTCTATTAGCTGCCTCATACGAGAATAGAGGATGAGTCTTGATGTTAATCTTTCCGAACGGAGTTACCCACTCAATAACCTGAATACCGTAGGATTTGGTCTGAGGGGTAAATGACCACTGACCATAGGTCTTAGCAATTTTGTTAAGACCCAGAAGTGCTCCACTACCAGCAAGACAGAACTTCTCGGCACTCCCGTATCTGAACATTAGCTCCAAGTAGTAATCAATCCAATCCTCACCACTCGCAGTCCAGGTATCGCCTGAGTAAGTCGTATTGAGGGTAAAGTCATTAATATTACCAGACGCATAGGTCTTAATAACATTAATTAGACCACGAGTTGTCCGCTCAGGTTTACCATTAGCCCCGATATTTTCAGTCATGATTCCCCAGAGGAAGGCTTTCTCCATCTCAATAGAATGAAGTTCCAGACACTCCCTCTTCATCTCTTTATAAGCATCACCAGTTCTCAACTTAGTGAGTCTCGCAGTACGAGTAATATCAAGAGATGTTCTAAAGATCTGAGTATAATTGTAGATCTTAGTAGGATCATAACTGATTGCCGCCGGCATAGTAGCACCTTCAGAGTTGATGTTACCAATTACCAGAATTCTATCAGCATTACTAAGATCATGACTCTGAGCTGTAGCAGTATCAGTCTCCAATAGTCTGACAGTAATACAAGAACTCGACCCGTTCTTCTGGACAGCCAGAACTTTACCATTTACATCTACATCATAGTCGCTGACATCTCTCAGAAGAGCCTGATGTCCAGCTCTGAAATGATCACTATCAGCTTCAGAGCATTTGATGTATAGAACTGTTCCCGCTACTCCACCTGAGACATACGAAGTACTCATCGCTGCATCAGTATATACCCCAGTAATATCAGCAGCTTGAGTTGGCAACGTCTTCGTCCACCAGTTGAATTCAGGATCGTCTACTTTTTCACTTCCTAACTTTGACATAATAGCAGTAAGAGGGGCAGAACCATTAGGATATTCATATAGAATAACCTCTCTCCAATTCTTCGGCCTCTGATCTGTTGCCCAATCACCACTTCCACGCATTCCTAAAAATCCAGCCATATTAGTTACCTCCTATAAATTTTTCGTAGAGAGTAAAACTATCATCAGATAACTTATTCTCTCTATCAAGTTTTTTTAGTTGATTTACAATAACCTCTCTAATAACATCACCAAACTCAAAATCTTTCTCAACTTTAGCTTGGAGATTCCACTTTACACGATCTCCTTCTTGAATAAATCCAAGAAGTTTATGTTCTTCTTCACTAAATGATAACTCCTCTCGAAGTTTACGCATCAGTTTAAGAGTTGTAAAGTTTCCCTCACGAGGAAGAATACTTAATAAAACTAATCTTTCCATTACTTCTAATTGCATAGTGGAATCTCCTATAATTAAAGTTTAAGCATGAAGCGAATCATATAAGGCTATATAATACGCTACGTTATTAATAAGTACTTTCAGTGCTGCAGCTGCTCCAACAGTAGTTCCATCAGGAACTGCAGCAGGAACCAGAGCATTAGCAACTACAGGCCCTGTACCAGCAGCGGGAAGAGCCATAAGGTTAGTTGATACTGCACTAGCCATATCAATAGCAGTAGTAACTGTTCCAGCAATACCAATAGCATTGACTACAGCTGCTCCAGCATCTACTGCAATCTTAAGTCCATTATCCATAGAAGTAACCGCTGGATAAATTTCAATCATTACTCCGTCAAACTGACCAGTTACTATAGCATCTCCATCGATATGGAAGTGACCAGCATTAACAGTAGAAGCAGTAAATGCATCAGCTCCAACATCCAACTTAGCTGACACTCCAGACATAGCTGTAATAGCTCCAGTACCTTGATGTCTTGCCCAAGGCTGAGAACCATAAGCAGCAGAAGCTACAGAGTTATCAGCTCCACCAGTAAGTCCTACATATGCACGAGATGCATGTCCAACTATCGTAGTACCTGCGTCTCCACTACCTATAACATTAACTTTATGATAGGCAGCAATAAGATCGTCACAATCTCCAGCACCTGCAGAGTGATTAATATTAACAGTCTCAGCAATCACAGCTGATCCAGGATTAGTATTAAGTACCATAGGAACAGATACTGAACCTAAGTTAATCAGACCAATACCAGTCGTAGTTTCATCAAACTCTGCAGTAATCTTAGTCTCGGCAGTAGTAACTGTAGTACCTAACGATAACAAAGAATCATTAGCCAGCCTCAACCCTGTGGCACATGCTCCTATATTAATACCAGTAGTCATAGTTCCGCTAAGACTAATACCAGTAGTACATCCTATAGCAATATTAATACCTGTAGTAAGAACACATGTCCCACTCATATCACCATCATCTTCAATCTTGATACCATTACCATAGGTTCTACTTCCACCGTCCATATCTCCAAATCTCAGAATCATACCATGAACTTTGGTATAATCAGATAACTGTCCTCCAGTTACCTTACCAAGAAATGGAGTAGCTTCGGTAGTAATAGTTTGTGCAGCTGAACCTGCATCCCAAGAGATCTCACTTTGAATACCATAGAGATTTCCTATAGTAATTCCAAGTGCTCCCTTAGCATAACCATAAACTAACGCTCCCCAAACACTACCAGTATTTACGGCATTAGCTACACCATAGATTTGAGCTCCATAGATACTAGCAGCTGCATTTGCTTCCCTATTCTCAACCCTCAAGTAAATACCTTTGAACTCAGTGAGGGTATAAGTATCTGCCCAATCAGATATATGATACCTAAGTTCAAAAGCCTCTGACCACTGAAAGTCAGTGGCATCTATAGCAATAGAAGTCCCTCCTGCAGTTCCCGTAGCAATACGAGCAGAGTGAAGAATCTGAGCATCCTGTGCATTAATCCCTAATCCTTGCACAAGAGATACTTTTCCCTCACTAATATCAATACCAGCTCTTAAAAGAGATCCTCGCCAACTCATACATCACCTCCCATTAAGTAGTTACAGCGTTGAAGAGGACAACCCATCTATATCCAGTTGAATATAGAATAATGGTCTGAGCTGTCGTTGCGCCAATATCTCCTTTAGCTGCATCACCATCTTTATCAGCAATAGTAACTGACCCAGCAGCAAAAGTAGGAGTAATAGCATAAATTTTACCCATAGCTTCTCTAACAGACGGAAGAGTGATATTGAAAGCTGTTGCAGCAGCGAGGTCAATAAAGACCATCTGCTCAGAAACCTTCATCTCATATCCATCATCTGCGTCGACCAGAAAAATGGTCTTACCACTTTTCGTGAGTGAGCCAGACGCTCGCTCATCTCCAATATTTAATAGATCTAATACATCTTTTCCAGTTTCCAAACTCATTTTAAATACCTCCTAAGAAATAAGTTCATCAATTTCTTTCTGAATTCCTGAAGAAGCAACTACCTTCTTCTTAACACTATTGGGATCTACAAAAGCAGGATCATCAAATTTCTTAACACTATTCTTTACAGCACGTTTGATACCTAACAATGTACGAGTTCTATTAGCTGCCTCATTAAAGACTCCTTGAATATCTAACTCAGGCTTTTCAGCGTGAACCTGAGCAGCGACTTGAGAAACTGTCTTTCGTACATACAACAGATCATCATTAACTTTAAAGAAGTCATTAACTAACGTAGCCGTATCATTTACATCTTTAACCTGAGTACTAACCAGTTCAGGTAGTGCAGACAAAATGGCTTTTGCTGCGTCTTCTTTAGCATCAACTCGTGCTTTCTGATAGACCTGATTAAGTAGATCATTTAACTGCTCTTTACTGTCTATAATATCGTCAATAGACTTATCCCCTACAAAATCCGTTACTGTTATAGTACCTTTGTCCGAGATAGGCGTAGGCACGACTTCCTTAGACTTGTCCTCTGCTTTCGGTACAACAGTTGCAGGAGGTATAGGAGAGACCGTAGTAATATTCTCGATATGAGACAGTAACAACTTAATTCTTTCCCGCAATTCTTCCTGAGTTTCATCTCCACTACCAACAGGAGTTGAAGAATCAGGAACAGGAACTTCTTTCGCAGGAATACCATCATCAGTTTTTGGAGCAGGCGCCCCCTCCTTATCTTCTGGTATAGTTTCATCTTTCTTCTCATCTAAAATAGGAGTTGGAGGTGGAGTAGTATCCTCTACTTTTACATCCTCAGGCGGAGGAGTAATAGTAGGAGGAGTAACATCTCCTATTGGTACCTCTTTTGACGACCCATCAGCAAGGCTACCAATAAGTTCGTCTATTTCTTTAGTAATATCATCAGCCATTATTAATCTCCTTTCTCATTATCTTGTTTAATATTTTCTATTATTACATAAGGCATCTGTTTAACTTCCCTTATCGCTCTTACACGCCCCTGAACTAATTTTACAGTTTCTATATCAGGTGCTTTCTCATCACTCTCTAGGATATTCCTAGAATCCTCCAGCCACACATCTAATTCATGTAGAATATCTTGCCAGACACTACTTTCTACAAAGTCTTGAAAAGCACTAACTGAACTTCTATATTCCTTGGACATTTCCACCTCCCATTCCTGGCATAGGAATAATATTACCCTTATCAGCCATATTCATAACTTCATTATCAGGCAGAACCTTAGGCTGAATCTTAAAATCACTCACGTTTTTAGCCCCTCCCAACGTAGCTATATACTCAAATATCCTAACCATATCAAACTGTTGACCAAGTCCAGGATTCTCTGCCAGAATCTTATATATCTGACTCCATGAATCCATAGAACCATTAGGCAAACTACCATCACTTACCATAACATCATAGTTAACCATTAAATCGAAGGGAGAAACTTTAGCTTTTTTACTATCTCCTAAGATTTGAGTAAGTTCCTCTTGCCATCTGCCAGTAATATCAACGTAAGTTTCCTCAGTCATAAGTTGCTGAGTATGCTCAGCCATCATATAACCAAGGTCTTGCATAGATTGCATACTAATAACTCTTGCAAGTCTCTCAACACGAGAGATAGCACTAGAACGAGTACCCTGAAACTCCTGTCCAGTAAGTCTTTCAGGACCTCCCTTACGTAGAGCACCCATTAAACTCTCATCTGCTGCACCTATCTTATTCATCCACTCGAGGATGAAGGAGGAGTCAGCTATATTCGCCCGAGTTATATCATTTACATTAAGTTGCTGTATAACATCTTTCACTCCCTTACCCCATGCAGGTCTACGCAGACGAATAAGTTTCCCAGGATTTGGGTCTTTTAAGTCTGCGATATTGACCTGATAGGGATCAACTACTAACATATCATTAATAGACTTACGAACGTTAGCAATATGAGAGTTAAAGAGGAAATTTAAAACTTCCTGCATACCATACAGTATCTCAGTCCGTGCAAGTGGAAGAACTGAATAGCCATCAAAATCAGGAGCTGCTGTTACAATAGGAAACATTCCATGAGTAAGTCCAAGTTTCTTGGCTTGTATAATTACTTCGTCATTTGCTAGTGCAAACAACCATTTCTCAGGTTGTTCACTAGTTCCCAACTCCCAATCCTTTGGAACTAAATCTACATACAACCAGATAACATCAACAGGATTATGAATAGTCACGTCTAAAGTTGTATAGAGCCCTACCCCAGTTTTCTTATTTCTGTCTGATCTATTATCTTTAAAGATAGAACTACCTTGTAGTCTAATATCCTTAAGATACTTGACGTTGAACATAGATCCACCACCTGTAGCCTCACGTTTCATTAGATCCATACGATTTGTAGGTTCAACCCATCCTACAAACTCACCTTCTTGAATTCTCTGGATAGGAACAGATGGATCTGGAAGGTAAAGATAAGGGTCTATATTATTAAGTTTGTTGCCCTCGTAGACTACTGTTTCCTTAAAATCACGTTCTCCAAATATAGTCTTATAAGGTTTAAGTCCCATTCTCTTAGTCCATACTGGTGCACTAGCTCCCATACCATAAACTAGGGAGTCACGTAGAAAAGTGTGTAAGGATAGACCCATCTTAGAACGATAGCACTGGTGTCTAATAACTTTCTCAAGTAACATAGTTCCAACTGTGTCCTCTGGTGATACACCTTCATATTTAATTATAGGATCAGTTAGAAATGCCATAACTAGGTAGGTAAGAATAGTTTCCATAATCACAAAGGAATATGGAAATACTATTGATACAGGTTTTCTACTATCATTATTCTTGACTTCCTTCTCCTTATCATCTATATCTATATATGCAGTAATAACTCGTTCTACCTCATTCCAGGAACTTACTCGATTAGCTATAAGATCATGAGATTCACGAGCACGATATAGTATCTCTTCCTTTAGTTTCGTATGTAATCGAGAACCTGGTCTGAGATCTAATTCATAAGGATAGGAGTAACCCATATCCTTACTCAATATATCAGATGAACCATAGTTAAGTTGACCTTGTATTACTTGAGGCATTATAAAGTTCTCCAATTTTCATAGGGTTTTTCAAAATCAAGTTCTCCATATTCCTTCTCAGTATCCTCGCCCATATCAGGCGGGTCGAAGTAGTATGCAAGCTCATCCATAATCTTATTGATATAAGCAGCTGCATCCATCACGTCCCATAGACGAGAACGAGGAAAAGAACGAAGTTGAGTTTCCAGAGGTCCACAGTTAACCTTATTGTGATACATATAGCCTAGTTTATATAGAGGTGCAAGGTTAGCTATACGTCCTTCCTTCTTTCCAACTGCCTGAAGTTCAATATAAGTAGGATGAAGGTCTCTAACTCTCATTTCATTCTCAATAGGCTGAGATATAAACTGGTGGAGAGAAGTTACTTCGACTCCCAGTATCATACTCTTATAACGTAATACTTGACCAAACATAGTATCATAAAGAGAATCAGGTCGAACTCTACGACTTTCAATAGATCGGACGAAGATCTTATGAGATTCTCTATCTACTGCAATAGTTAGCACAGCGCTCTCAGCACTATGAAGTTGAACAGTTTTAGCTGGATCGCAGATAGTCACATGGAGGAGACGAGATGTAGGAATCTTTTCTTCGACTATAGTTCCATCCTCAGTAACTGTTTTAATACTAAGTGTATCTCCATTATCCTCGAAGTATTTGAAATAGTCCTCTTTAAATACAGCATCTTCAACTGACACAGGAAGATTCATCCGCTCCATATAGAAGAGGTCCATAAGACCTTTCTGCCTATGCTCCTCGACTTCCTGTTTAATCTGCTCAGTGGTCATATAGTTGACATCATAGGTCTCATAGTTCTCATTACAAATACTTAGACGAGTAGAGTGCCACTCAGGAGCATCTATCAGTAACTGAAGAAGTGAATCTTCGTGTTTAATAGTATCTATATAGATAATCACAGGAGGCTTCCCGTACATATCTTCAGTCTTCATAACATCAGAGAAAAACCATTCCTTCTGTTTCTGTCTCAGATCCTCATTACGAATCTCATCTTTATTCTCAAGATCATCAATAATGATAAGATCAGGTCGATAACCTGCCCAGTTTAGACCACGAATCTGCTGTCCCATACCACGAGGAAGAACGAAAGTGTTACCGAAAGCTACCCATGCGAGTTTAGAGAATGTATCATCCATCTCACCTATATCACTAATCTTGATATTTCCGAATAGTGAACGGACTGTCTTATTGGATAATAGAGTTCGTTTAATGTTCTCAGTTTGCATCTCGGCTAATGTAGCACTATTAGATAGATAGACGATAAAATGATAATCTCGAAATAGAATCCCTTTTGAAGCTATAGCTCGAGCAATAGATGTCTTCCCGAGTCCACGAGGAGCAGCTATAGCTTTTTTATTATTCTCACTACTAACAACTTCAAATATCTTGTCATGTAGAGAAGAGAAAGGTGCACGAAAGATTTCTGGAAAAATAGCTCGGCACATGAACTTAGTGTCCAGATAGCAATTATGAATAATTGCCTTAGTTTTCTCATTCATATCTGGAGTGAAGTTAGTATCCACTAATTACCTTTCTCTCGTTCTAAACATTCCCGAAGTTGGTTGTCGCGCTCTACTAGTTTGTCCCAAACTCCAAGATAAGTAGAACGTCTTACTACCATAAAGGTATCCATAGAATACTCAGTTCCATTTAGAACGATAGTATTCACAGGAACATCTTTATAAACTACTGTCTCTTTTACCTGAAGTACTTCACAACTACAAAGACTCAAGAGAACTAAGTAAGGCAATAGCCAACGCATCTGCTTTTTCAACATCCACCTCCTTAGATACAATTTCAAGAACTTTTTTCTTTAAGTTATTCTTAACTTCTAAACGAGCATTTAGTCTTACTTTAGGGTCATTAATATGAGCCTCATACATCTTTAGACCCTCGAGAAGAAGTTGACCTGCGATTTCAGCTATTCCCATTATACTACTCCTTCAGTATTAGTGAAGAACTTACGAATAAAGTTCGCGAGGAAGCCGAATCCAGCAACTATCATTGGAGTAGCAGTTCCAAAATCTGTGCCAGAAATCCACTCGGTTAGGTAGGTTAAACCTGCCCCACCTACTGCCACAGCAAGACCTTTCAACAGTTTCTTCCCATCTACGTTATCCAGTTTAAATGCAGTACTCATAATATTACTCCTTTTTTGTTACAGGTTTTGACATCATAGCTTGAACGACCTTATCCACAAGAGCCTTTCCCTCGGGAGAGTCGTCATTTTTTTCTACTACCATCCAGACCATAGCCTGTTTAATACTTGCGATGTCTGAGAAGGCAACTATAATTGCGCGAGTAAGAGATTTAAAATCCTCTACATTCTGTTTCATACTAGAATGATCAGGACATTTTCTATCACTCTGTTGTGCCCGTACTACCCCTATTACTCCTGTAGCAACTGCAAATGATATACCGGTCGCGCCTAGTGCCCAAGCCACGGATTCTATCATCTTACCATCTCCTCTCATTCCCAATATCTATGTGAATAAACTTATACTCCTTATAATAGTGAAACCCTCCACTCCAATGAACTAATAGTTCAGCAACTTTATCCAAGGGATAATCTAATGTATACCAGTCTATTGCGTTTCCTAACATATGCTGAGATTCCTTGGCTCCTCCGACTTCAAGGTTATGCTTGTTACAGCGGAATCCACTATTAATATGAATAGGAACATTGATGATGTCTCTAACAACCTGTAGACGTTGAACAATAGCAGGGTTAATAGCCATTAGTCCACATCCACATCTACATTTAAATTCTTCACGATAAAAGTTTTTAGTTAGTTTTTCCATAAATTACCCTATGTAAAATTTTTGTACATAGATTAAGTTTATTCTCCAGCCTTATAAATCTTATACGTTATATCTGCATTCACCGCCCCAGTCCCTTTATAAAGCCAGTTCTGCGTTGCCCCTAATTTTGCAGAGACAATTCGGACTCCGGTGGAAGGAGGGTCGAGGACTTGACAAAAAACACCATTGTCAACTGTTCCACTAAATGTCCCATTACCCTGCAAACCAAAAGCAACCGCAGAAACAACAGAAGTTTTATAGATAAAAAGATTGTCACCTATAGAAGTATAACTTCCATAGTTTGTGGTGTTGAAGCGAAAAGATAACGCCCCACTTGTAATTGATTTAAGATCAATCCCAAGTTTATAAAGTGTTCCATTTATAGCAGTCCCCTGCGTCATCAGGGCTGGTGTAGCCCCGACCCCAACTCCACCAGATATTGTCCATCCAGAACCTTTAGTCCATGCAGTTCCTGGTGGTTCATCGCTTGCAAAATCAGCATTGGTAAAATTACTCCCCAGTGTCTCCCCCGCCGGAGGTGTCGCAGAGCAATAACCTTGAGCAATGAGTAAACCAGTTGAGCTATTATAGACCGATAGAAGGTATTTCCCGGTCTGATAAGCACTAAGGTCAACTCCCACCAGATAGGCAAAGGCAGTCCCGTTAACAAGGCTTAATTGAGTGTTGGCGGCGGTGGAGGTGCCTTGAGCTACCAGTTTAAGGTTATTCTTAAAGATATAGGTCTGGGCAAAACCTTCTGAAATTAAGAGCAAAGATACTATTAAAACAAGGAAGATAAATTTAAGTTTTTTCATCATTAACCTCCTTACCATGCCGCTACTGATGTATTAGCAAGATACTGAATCCAGACACCTAACAGCCAAGCGTTCTCAGTCATATCGTCAGTACCGCCTACATTACGAGAGACTTTGAAATGAATCATATCGCCTAAAGCTGGTGTGCCTCCTACCGTCAAGGCAGGAGTAGCCCCGGAAACTTGTAAGTCAGTCCCGTTATCTGCTAAAAGAGTGTCAGAAATCACCTGAGCCGTTCCAAGCGCGGCATCTATGGCATCATCATTTGATAAAGCACCTCCTAATATTTCCCATTCCACTGTATCATTAGCGGTTGAGCCAGTAGCTGATGTCCAGTAGCACTTAGCCTTTATAGTTCCCCTGTTCCAATCTTCAGGCATAGGGATTTGGAACTCAACATATTGCTCTGTTGCTCCGTCAAAGGCGTAGTAGTCCATGTTAATATCGTTAGTGGCATACTCAGTAGTGGCAAGAGTAGCCCCGTTGGTGGCAGTGGAAGTGCAAGCGGAAGCAGGGATGAAGATGGTTTTATAGTTTGCGCCAACTATCTCAGCTGGGCTCGTTACTTTCCCCGTTCCAGCCGGAGTCAACACGATGTCAAGGTTATCACCACCCGTTCCTGCGGTTTCGGCAGTCAGGTTGATGGAAGTACCTTGTACGCCTGTTATAGCCCCATATTCATAATTAGAAGCGTTTGTCCAAGTGTTTGCAACCCTAAATTTGTTTTGGCTGGTTGAATTGCGAAGTGCAAGAGTGTTGGCGGCATCACGGACCAGTATTACATCGGCAGACGTACCAAGTCTAATATACGAAATATCCCATAAAAGATTTAGAACCCCATTTCCAAAAGTAAACTTGTCCCCTCCAGCAATGGAGAAACAAAAAGTGCCATTTGCGTAACGCAGTCCTGCCAAACCTCCAAAGTCTATAGTTGGGAAGGTTGCACTACCACCATTTGCCACTTTAATCGGGCTGTTAAATGTAGTATTCCTATCCACCGTCAAATCACCTGTGGCATCGGTTAGAGCCTTAACGCTGATATTAGTGATGGCAACCGTACAGGCTGTGGCAGGGGTGATAATCAGAGAAGCAGTTGTGGAAGCGGTGATATAGTCTGTTATGGCAATAGCACCGGAAGCGGCTATGGTAGTGCCAGTTACGCCGCCTAAAGTATAAGTGGCTGTTCCGCCGCCGCCTGTTCCAGTGATGGTTACTTTGTAAGTTGTCCCGACAACGCACGTTATCCCTGCGGCAGTTACGGTAGTGGCGTTTCCTGTGACGTGGGTTAAAACCCCAGCGGCAAATGTCCATGTAACCCCGTCCTCGTCCCATTCGGCATCTGTCCAAGTGATAAGTTCAGCACCAAGAGTGGCGTTGACGGTCAGGTTCTTTCCGGCTGTGGTTGAGCCGATAGCAAGATTATGTGAAATAGTATCTGGAACCCATCCTGCGTCTAAATCTCCCGAACCATCCGCAATAGGAATCTTGGAAGCGGTAGGCGTAGCCGTAGCATTGGCCGGGTTCTGAACCACGAGAGAACTGCCATCGAGAGAAGCAACACCAGAAGCGGCGGCTTTCTCGGAAGCGTTCAGTTTGGTAGCCCAATAAGTTGAGTCTATAGTGTCTATATCACCATCATCATCAACATCAAATTGGTGAAGGTAGTCATAAACATCATCTTTCTCAGGAACTCCAGTATCACTATTCCATCCAGAGCCATAAGTTTCATTAGCACCTATTCCTGATATAGCTCCTATTGCAGCTGTTACATCTGCAGGAGACATAATCTTGGTATTATTAGTACCAGTAGTAGCATCAGTATTAGTTGCGAGTTTAGCTACTCCAGCAGTACTTTCGGAGGCAGTAGGTGGACCACCTATCATTCCTCCTCCTATTGGTTGCCCATAGGAGTAAGAAGTCACTGTAAATATTAGTAAGAATAATAGAATAAACTTCTTCATTATAATCCTCCTACGCACGTGAGGCGAATTTATAGGTTACTTTTAGTGATGCGTCAGTAGTTACACGAATACCCCGGAAGTTAGATATATCAGCAGGATTTTTAAGGGTAAGGTTTTGGCCTGCTTCAAGTAGATGACCTATAGCAGAAGTAGGAGTAGTACCATCTAGAGTAAATCTTATCTGGTCGGTTTCTAAAGTACATAGAACTTCCTGACAGACTTTACCACTAAAGTCTCCAGAAGTAGGTTTGATATAAGTAGATGTAAATCCAATAGCTACATTACTTACAGTTATAGCCTCATATCCTCCAGAAATAAATCCACTTTCAATTATTATACCTCTCATATTAGTTCTCCTTAAATGTCTATTACTTGACCACTTTCCTTAGCTCTTTGTTTAATGTCTTCTATATCCTGTGCAGTGAAATGTCCGTGGAGATGGAGATTCATGCCAGGTTTTTGTTCTGGAAATCCAGCTCGGTTGAGCCACTTCTCAGCAGTGTTAACGCGGAGGTTGATAGAGGCAAGTTCTCCAGGTGTGCCAGGAGTTCCATCTACCACGTTCTCCAATAACTTAAGTACCGCAGGAAGTTTAGCTTTAATCGTAGCCATGACGTCAAGAGTCTCAGCATCACGAGCTCCCTGCATTATTTCCACCTTATCCTTAACAACTTGTGAATTACGAGTGTAGGAAACAGTAGCTTCACTTACTCCTAATCGCTCAGCGATTTCAGTATTTTTGAGGCCCAGAAGCACTAGGCGAGCAATCTCATGGTGAATGTCCCACATTTTAGAAACTTCGAAGGTTCGGCGGTCTGAGTGAGGTACGGTGCGTAGGTCTGGGCCTCTATCAGAATCAAAGTATTTAAACCTGTTATGATTATTACCGTTTCCGTTAGAACCCACTACACATAATCCTTTCTATGTAAAAATTTTATACGAAGGTGAAATCACAGTTACTATTACGAATGGTACAACTCCCTCTGGTCGTCTGTTATATAGATTGTTCCTTAACTATCTTAAGTATATTTCCCATAGGAATCATAGCATCTACTACTTTCGTTCCTGGAATTTCAGGTTCACCAGGTAAAGGTTCAGGGCCTGGTTTAATATGATAGAGTTCCACCAGCGTTGATAGAGGATGATTATAGACGAATCCTACTTTTTTCGTCTCTATTCTCTCACTATTAATTAGATAAACTGCCCAGATCATTTTATTATACTCCTTTATGGAAATAAGGCTAAACACTCACTAATAGTAGGACGTTTTATTTTAGGTCTCTTAATTTTTATATTTAGTTTAGGTGGATAGGCCTTAAGGATATTTTCTGAGTGAGTAATCCACTCCAGATTGGAATAGTGATTATTACCAAGATTTTTGTCTTTGTGATGAACTTCTAAATTACAAGAAGATTTAGTAAGAAATACTTCTGCTACCATTACATGAACTCCAACTATTTCATATCTATGGTTTCCTTTACTAAGGGAGGCTATATGATATCCTTTAGGGTTTATACTATGTTTAAGTATTCTTGTTTTATCTCTTGATAAATTAACAATATCCCCATATTCTGAGACTATATATAAAGTATCTTTATATACTCTCCACTCCAAATTTATTAGTCTTTTAATATTAGATATAAATTGTTCTATCATTCTGATTCCTTTTATAATTATACTTTCTGACTCTCATTATAACACATAAATAATAATGTGTCAAGGTAATTATTTGTGGCATTTCTCCCGCTAAGTCTCCCAACATCTCCCGATGGTGGTAACATCACCTATGTAAAATTTTTATACATAGATAACCAGTCCACTTCCTTGACATAATTACGTCCTTGACATTTACCACAAAATTGTGGTAATTCAAAGTTTGTACATAATCTAAATGCGCCTAGGCCGCATAATTTTTCTATGTTTTACCCCTTCGAGTTGCAAGTTTGCAACACTCCGAAACAACCAACAGAAATGTTAATGATTTCAAATGGTTACGTGGTTTATGAAATATCTATTGACAATGCCACAAATTTGTGGTTTAATGCAAACCATAACACAAACAATAGTTTGTTTATATGTTCTTTGACAATTGAATAGAATACCGTGTCGTTTCATGATACCACAATAAACTATATAAGGGAGGTTATCATGGACGAAAAGAAAATTCTCGGCACAAAGAAAATGTCAATTAGTGGCGGTGCATTACCAGGTAATTTCAAGGCGACATTCCAGTTGACCATTGTAGATGATTTGACAATGGAGCAGAAAAACGATGAGGCAATGAAATCACTGGTTATCGAGTTTCAAAAATGCCGTGGCACATTGGGAAAGCCGAACGTATCACCAGATACAATCCGGCAATGGGAACTCGAAGGAACTCATACGGTTAATGCTTCAATGTTAATGGAGAAAAAAGCACGTGTTGCAAGTGTTCCATTGACACCTGAACAAACCGCCGACGCAATATTAGCATCTGGCGATCAGGTGAAAATAGACGCATTGATAAAAAAGTTACAACAAGGTATGGCAAAAAACGGAAAGTAAAAATAACTATTGAAACGACACGGTAGAACTATTCAATAACTAACAATTTAATTAGAGGTATATAATGGAATTAAATAAGCAAAGAAGAGCTTCTTATAGAAGCATTAAGAAAGTCAAATGAAATACCAGAGAATATGATTCTATGGTATACTGTAGGACTAAAAGACTCTATCAATAAACTTTCAGTACTAGTTGATAATGAAATTGCTCAGGATACTATTAAGACTCACAAAAAACGTATTGAGATAATGAATATTTATGTAAAAGAAATGACGAGAAGTTAATCTATGTATAAAAATTATACAAAGGGTGATTAATTCCACAATTTAGTAGTCCTAGGAATATTAGTACTTTAGTACTTCAGTACGTTTAGGAGGGGTAGTCTCTAGGTATATGTGTGTTCCCAATTCAATTTTATAAAATCGGTAGTTCGTAGATATCCATAGATATGGGTGTTTCTTACTCTTTAATTAACCTAAAAAAAAAAAATAAAAAAAAATAAATAAGAAGAATAAGAAAGTAAGTATGACGTTGTCTATATAAATATCTATAATTATATAACCTACTGTGTTTGCATTTTTGGATTGGGGAGGCATATATACCTAGAGACTAACCGTACTAAAATACCTATAATACTAATAATACTAATATAACTAATATCACTAACAATCCTAACAATCCTAACAATACTGAGTAGCCTAAGATGGTTAATTTCCACAAATATTTACATTTACAAGCACTTTTAGATATGATATAATGATGGTAATAGTAGATAATGATTATCACGTTTAAGTAGGAGATTATTCTATGCATAAGAAGAATGATAGTACGTTAGAAGTTACTTGCAGGCGAACATTATTAGCACATTTGACTAAGTGGTATGTAGTTTCGTTTAATAGAAATCCAAGGAGTAAGAGTGATTTACTACGGGCGGTGTTAGAAGAGGCAGAGAGGTCGATTATAGAGAGTGGAATTACTATGCCAATAGAAACTATTGACGAGGCAAATGTAGTGTTAGAGGAAGCAGGTTTATCAGGGCTGAATAGGTATAATAGAGGAGCCAAGGGATTAGCGCTGAATATGAGAACGGATTATAGTCCTAGAAAAGTTATGCCATCGCAGGAGGATATAATTAGAGAGGCGAGGAAGTTTCTATCAAATCCTTCAGGCGAAACAGTTCCAACAGTAGTTAAGCCATCTACAGAAGCAATGGAATCTATGATAATTCCAAAGAATGAGGACTATTCTATAGAAAACCTAAAGAAAAACTTCAGCGCTATACCTGAAAACTTAGTGATAGTCGATTCAGGAGAACAGAGTGAGCTGGATAAATCTAACGTTGACAGTACTATTAAAGGAGGTGATACAAGTGAGAAGTGATTATTTAGAGTGTTGTAGTGATAAGATGAAAATAGTAGATGTGAAAATACTCACGACAGGTATGACAGTGGAGATGAGTTGTGAGAGGTGTCATAAACACAGGATTATTAGTGTTAAGTGTGAGTTTGATATGACTAGGAGTAAAATTAGAATTGGAAGGTATAGTATTAAGTATCAGACTGCTGCGTAAATAACCTTTGTATAAAAATTTTACATAGGAGAAGTAATATGAAAATACTAATCACATTAGTAGGTTGTGATGATGAGACAGAAATTCCGATTGAGGTAAATGAAGAGGAAAGAAAACTTATTCAGAAAATATCAGATAAGAGTAGGGAGTTAAAGGTTTATGGTTGTCAACCTATTATGACCGTTGAAGATATTGAATAAACTCTTTCAATCTATGCTTGACATTGTTTGGAAGTTATGGTATAATACATCTATGATGATAAAATTTAATTATGAGGTGTTTATGAATATTCTAAAAATTGAAAATGCTATAATAAAAATCCTCAGGCGTAACACTAAATTAACAATCCTAAAAATGGTCTTCCTAATAGTAAGTGGGTTAGGGAGTGTTATGCACTGAGAGTGCTGAGGGAAAGGTCAATAATTCTACAAATGAAAGGTGGTAAATTAAATGCAGAAAAAACTATATAGTTATAAAATAGAGCATGGGTATTTATCAGTAGATTTTAAAGGTAATGGAAGGTGGTGGAAGATACCAAAAGGTCTACAAGCCAAGAAAAAAGTTAGAAACGAGGCAATAGAATATGTTAAATCTCATAATATAACTAATGAACAGTTAATTGAGTTTATGAAGTTCTTAGATATTAATGAAATAAGAATACCACTAAGACTAAAAATTAAATAAGTGCTAAACTTTTTGAGATTGAAGGGAGGTGAATTAAAATGACTTACAATGATATTCTTCTATGGTTAATTGGTTCTGCAGGATTTATGATTGGAGTACTGGCGATGAATCTATGGTTAGAGAAATGGGATAACAGGCGGAGGGAGAGGAAACAATTACTTAAGAGATTAGGGAGGATATAAATGCCAAGTAAAGCACACGATCTAATCACTCAGCGTTTTATAGATGCCTGGAACAAGATCTATATGGAACCTGAGAATCGTAAGAATCTTATCGCCATTACTAAATATGATGGTAAGGTTTCTTATCCTGTATATAATCAAAATGCTTTTACCAACTGTAAGTTTTATGTAACAGAGGATAGAAGTGTAAAAATTTAACTTTTAAAAGGGAGGAAGTGAATGAGTATTTGGGGAACACTAAACAAAAATGGTATCTTCTGTTGGACTTGTGTGGAGAAGATATTTCCACAAGAAAGTTATCCGTACACACTAAATAACGGTAGAGATGTTAGAATATGTGAGGAGTGTAATAATCATTATTAAAGTGGAGGTATGATATGTGGATAGAAGTTCAACCACCTGATGAAATGAAAGGTCTCTCAGGAGACGAGATTGTTGAGATGGCTATGGATAAACTCAAGAATCTCCACAAGAAAATAAGGGAAATAGAAGATGTACTACGTCCACTAAACGAGGAATTTCTATTTTGGTGGAAACTGAAAAAACAAGAGTTAATGAAAAAGGCTCAGCCGAAGAAGATTGACGAGGGAGTATCAGGTCGAGATAGAGATGTGTTCTATAAACTTAAGACTCTTGATATTGAATCATTCGTCTCTAAAATGTCAGACGAGAATCGTATGGCACTACTCGAAAAACTTCAGGCACGGAGGAATGAGTTATGAGTTCAACTTACAGAGTAAAACTTGATTGTTGTAAGTGTCAGTCCAGGAGTTTTCCTAATATCCACACAGATATTCCGTGTGGACTCGGGCAGTTAATAGTTTGTATGAAATGTCTAAAGAAATTTATCTATTGGAATAAAAGATTCTTTGAATTAGGAAAGGAGGTAACTAGTAATGGAACATCAGCAGGAACAACAGTTACAGGAAAATCAGGAACAACAGCCTACTCCATTGACGCCTAGGAAGATTATAGATATTCTGGTTAGTACCGCCCAGTATAGGCGGGCGTATGAGATGGCTGAGAGAAACAACATTAATCTTGAGATTAAAGATTCTAGAGGAACTATCTACAAAATCTGCAAGGGTGGAGTTATTAGAAGAGTAGTTCCTAAGAAGATTAAAAGGAGGTAAATACTTATGTGTAACAAGTTGCATTTTGGAAGCATTAAAATAATTGAGTAAGGAGGTACTTGATGATTGTAACTATTTTAGTAGTAATATTAGTAATTATAATGATAGTATCATTACCTAATGATGCTAGATAGAATTCTCTATTATATATTTCTATCTACCTTACTATACCTCGGACTCTCACTATATATCTTCTTCAACGAACCTTATATAGTTGAGTATCCAAGGTATAGCGAGCCTACTACTATGGAACTAGCTCAGGCTCATAAGTATCACGGAATCTATTGTTCATTTCAAGATACAGATAGAGAATGGTATTTCCTCCGTGATAATAAGAAGAATAAACTATTTACTCACCTCTGTATAAAAAATTTACATAGGAGAACAAAATGACAAGGGTAAATGCGCTAGTATTTGAAAATAGATTAGTAAAAGTAGAGTTCTGTTATGAAACAGAAAATGGTTATGAACTTTATGAGATAAATGATATATCAGCAGATTATTTTACTACTGAGTTCAAAGAACTAATCATCAGTAAACTCGAGGAGAGAAGATTAAAAGAGATATCTGATAATAATCGATTAAAAAAGTTTTAAATTATTTAAATCTATGCTTGACATCCGTTTCAACTTATGTTATATTAATAACAAAGGTTAAATTATTATTTAAGGAGGATTTATGAAAAGGTTTAGTAGTATCGAGGAAGCTGCTAATTGGCTTCAGCGACATAGAGTAATTCTTACTCCTGAAAATATTCAGCTTAGTCGAAGAGAAACTTATGGTCTCAAAGTCTGGGGAGCAATAGACTATTTACAATCCTTGAGAAGTTACTTAGGATTGAGTTGGAATAGGTGATTAATTTCCACAAAATATTAAATTGACACTTTTCTGAAGATATGTTATCATTCATTAACAATCGTTGGAAAAGGTCTTATAGATGAAAGGAGGTTTATAATGCACTAAGTTTCGTGTCCCTAACTTAATTTCCACATTTCATTAACATTATTATTAGAAGGAGTACTATTATGGCTACTGAAGTAACTGCTAAGAAAAAAATTGGAGACGTTGATAAGGCTGCAACAATCGCTTATGACTTTGGCGAGAATCTGAAGGATATGATTGCGAAGTTTGGTGAGGAAGTTGTGTTCACTAACGCCCGTGGTTCTTTCGTCATTACTGCTCAGGCTGCTATGAGACGCTACCTCGAAGGTGGAAAGTCGGCTGAGGAAGTTTCTGCTATTATGGCCTCTTGGAAACCTGGAGTCGCCCTGGCTCGTCAGGTTGACCCTGTTGCCTCCTTGGTTGCACAGTGGGGTTCTTACTCTCCTGAGAAACAACAGGAGATTCTCAAGAAACTTAGAGCCGGCAAATAAACTAAGTTTCTATTCTATCTCTTAGGAGGGAGTTAAATCTCCCTCCTTTTTTTAAACTTTTTCTATAACCACATTTTTGGACATTTATAAGAACTATAAGGAGAATAAGATGAAAGATATTAATAAGATGCAAAAGCCTATGAGAGACGCTTCTTATCATTACTGTTCTCTCCATGACATCTATTTTGACGAGTGGTTAGATTGTCCTGCCTGTGCATTAGCAATTTTATTAAATAACATAATTCAAATTCAATCAGTAATAAGTAGAGTTAAAAAACTTGTAGATAAATTTAATCCTGAAGATAGGGGTTAGGAGGTTTATATGGCAGAACGAACTGGAATACAATTATGCTATCCGTTTGACGAGAATCGTTTAAAGAAGTGGCAACCTCCCTATATTGTCCAACCTAAATTAGATGGAGAAAGATGTAGAGCTATAATAGATCATGGTGAAGTAACTCTCCTATCATCTTCAGGAGCTGAAATAGTTTCAGTCCCTCATATAAAAGAAGAACTCTCTCAAAGGTTCACTAATAGCAAATTTATAGAACTTGATGGAGAACTCTATCATCATGGAGCTTCATTTGAAGATATTAGTTCTATTGTTAGTCGAACAGTAAATCTCCATCCAACTTATGATTACATAGAATTCCATGTCTTTGATATTGTAAATACTGAGCCACAAATTCAAAGAACTCTAGAACTCAATTCACTCCTTTCAACTTTAGAGATGTCTCACACTAGACTTGTTGATTCTCTTATTGCTGAGAACTTTGATGATATAATGAGAGGATATGATAGAATAGTTTCTAGTGAATACGAAGGAATTATAGTAAGAAACTTTATGGCTCCTTATATTAGAAGACGCTCTACTTATGTGATGAAGTTCAAACCTAAAAAGGATGATTACTATACTATTATTGGAAATACTCAGATGGTTGATAAGGATGGAAAACCTAAGGATATGTTAGGCTCTCTAATCTGTCTATCTAATAATTGTGACTATTTTCCATTAGAATATCTAAATATACAGATAAATTATACTAAGATGACTGCGATAATAAATGGGATAGAGTATGATATATTTTCTGTAGGCTCTGGAATGATTGAGGAATTTCGTAGGAAATGGTGGCCTGTGGAAAAGGCTAATGAATTGATAGGTAAGATCTGTCATATTAAGTATCAACATCTAACTGATAGAAAAGTTCCTAGATTTCCTGTGTTTATAGAAATAATTGATCCTATGGAGGTGACTAAATGAAATTCAAAATCCTAACATTTGCAGGTCTAATCCTATGGGTTGTATTTGTATATCTAATTATAACAATGAGGTAAAAGATGAGTAAAGTCTATATTGTGAATAGGGGAGGACATGACCACGGAGACGCAGAACGGTTCGGTGAACTAATATATCTCTCTGAGGGAATAATGAGTCGTTACGGGACTACTCAGATTTATCGCCAGTTTGCTGAACTATTACGAGACTCATCTCCAAACGACTACATCCTCCCAACTGGTCTTTCTACTATGGGACACATTGCCTGTAGTATATTTACTTTCCTTCATGGTAAGTTAAATTTACTCTTGTATAAGAGTAGTTCAGATGGAGGTAAGTATGTGGAGAGAACTCTTAAGATGGATGAACTGTTGAATAGAAAGGAGGAATAATATGCCTACTACTGCTCAGAAGTGGCAAAGTAAAAGGTTCATATTAACTGGAAGATTAGAAAGTTGTGCTGCTAATTTATCTAATCTAGCTAAGGAATCAATAGAATATTTAGTGCCTAGAAATATAGAAGTACTTTTAAGCATCTCAGAAATTTTAGTGAAAATGTCAAAGGAAATAAAAGAACTTACTAATCCATTTAAAAAGAGGTAACTTATATGGCTAAACGTACAATTATAAGAGTAGAAGGACAGTTCAAAACTACAGTCATGAATATTATAGAAGAAGAACTTGAGAAGTCTGGATTTACAATTCTTATAAGAGATAATATTCATCATACATTAACAGTTAAAGATAGTAGATTCGTTCTAAGAAAGGAGTCTAACTAATGGACCCAAATATAGTAATTCATCCTACTTGGAACATCATAGATTCTAGTAAAATCCAGGACTATATGATGTGTCCTCGTTATTATTTCTATCAATATATGCTAGGTTGGCGACCTGAGGAGCCTAACCATGATCTTATTTTTGGTGAGGCCTGGCATGCATCTATGTTATGGTTAAACCTACATGGCTACTCAGATGAAAACATTATCTTGGCATTTGATAAGTTCCTGGAAGTATATCGTCCTATATTTCCTGAGGAATCAGATGAACTATACAGTCCTAAAACTCCTATTAACGTCCTAAAGATGTTGGGTAAGTATTGTGTAGACTATGCAAGTGATAGAAAGGATTTCGAGGTACTGTATGGCGAAGTAGGTGGAACAGTATCTATCGACAAAGACCGTATGATAGCCTTCCGTCAGGATACTATTTGTCGTGGAGATAATGGAATATTCTCACTCGAACATAAAACAACTAAGAAGTCCTTCACACGTACTTGGTTCGACCAGTGGAGAATGAAGATGCAGGTCGGTACCTACTCTCACGTTATCCACTGTTTATTTCCAGGTGAGATGATTGAGGGAGTTAAGATCAACGGTGCCTCGTTTATGAACACTAAACTTGAGTTAGATCGCAGAACTATTGACACCCAACTAGGTTATATGCAACAGTGGTTATGGAATGTACTCAGGTGGGTAGATCAGATTTATTGGGAGATGGAAAAGTTAGATTCCTGTACTGAAGCCGACCCTATTCTATTCTGCTTTCCTCTTAACACTGAGAGTTGCACGAAGTACTGGGGCTGTAGGTATATTGACTTCTGCTACACCTGGAATAATCCTCTTCAACACTGTCATGTTCCGCCAGTTGGGATGAAGTGTGAGTATTGGAATCCACTGGAGATGAAAGTAACTACTAAAGTAGTAGATGGTCAGTTGGTTAAATGACCTTTGTACAAAAATTTTACATAGAGGGAGGTGATACTAATGGGTGACGCACCTATGATTTCTATAAATCCTAATAAAATGGGAGAGAATGAGAAAGAACTTGTTGAGAAGAAACTAAATATTATACAGACTATAGCATCTTCGAACCTGAATTTGTCTAAAGCTATTACTAATCCTATAATAGATATGCACAATATGATTTCTAATTGTATATTCAACGGTTCAGTAACAGATACTAACAAGAAAAAGAAGAAGAAAAAGTTATAGAAGGAGGTGATATAAGTGCAAGATAACTTAGCAATAAAAGTAGAAGTTGAGAAACTAAAGAAAATGTATGAGGAAGATCCTCGGTCAAAATCCTACAGCGCTATCATCTATGGAGCAACTGGAAGTGGTAAAACTTCTTTATTACGAACCTGTCGCTTACCACTTCACATAGATTCCTTTGACCCTGGTGGAACTAAAGTTCTACAAGGTGAAGCCATTCTCAACGGTCAGAGATATCCAGATGAATTCTCGAAGGGAAACATCATCATAGATTCCCGATTCGAGAATGAAGACCCTATGAATCCTGCTATGGCTAAACTCTGGGATGATGAGTTTCACCGCCGCAAGGATATGGGATACTTTGATAAAATAGGCACGTATGTTATAGACTCAATGACTACGTGGGCTCAGTGTATAATGTATGATGTTCTTAAAAAAGCTGGGAGAAGTGGAGGAACTCCCCAGAAAAATGACTGGCTACCACAGATGACAGTTATAGAGAAGTGTATGAGAAGTTTTATTTCTATGCCTTGTGATTGTATACTGCTCGGTCACGAGGATATGGAGAAAGACGAAGCATCTGGGAGGGTATTAGTAACTCTTCTTATAACTGGAAAACTTTCCACTCGTATTCCTGCTCTGTTTGATGAGATCTATCACGCAGATACTAAGGAAACTTCTAGTGGAATCCAATATCAACTTTTAACCCGTAAGACAGGAATCTATGTCGCCTGCTCACGACTGTCTAACAAGGGTCAGTTAGATATGTATGAAGTTCCTGACATAAAAAATATTCTTAAAAAGGCTGGATATGATTATCAAGATAAACCTAATCTGTTGGAGGTGTAAGTGATAAGAGTAGATAAGTTAATAGAAAAATTAAAAGAGTTCCCTCCTGACTCCTATGCTTATGCATATGAAGCTGAAGTTGTAGGGATAGTAATAGTAAAAAACTTGGACGAATATGATGAGTTAGGAACTATATTAGCAAGTGGGTATATGAGAGAAGAATAACCTTATTTATTGATGGAGGTGTAGATGATTCATATAAGAACAAATAGAGCTGGAACATCTGTAGAACTCTTGAAGGTAGAAGAAGTTGCTTTCATTAGAGGAAAACTGGATGATAGGAAATATAAAACTCAGGTATTTCTCAAGTGTGGAACTATCATTCATATGAACTTGGATAAAGATGAACTTCAAAATCTGAGAAGTGCATTTGAGAATGTAAATGGTTACGAGTGCTGTGATAAAGCTGAGCAGATAAGAGCAGAGATAAAACCTATTACAATTTCCGAGGCTAAGAGATTAGTAGAAGAAAGTACTGGACTCGCATCTAATGAGCCAGACGTAACTTTAGACAACTTAATAACTGACCTACAAGGTCAGGAATAACTAACAATAATTTTATAGGAGGTATTAGTTATGGGTTTCTTAGATATTAATTTAAGTGGTGCACAAGAACCAAAGGCAGTACCAGAGGGTGAATATCTTATTCGCTGGGTTGATACTAATGAAGGCATAGATAAGAATGGTCATGCTTATATTATGCCCTTGTTTGATATTCCTAGTGAACAATTTTCAAAAACATTCTCATTTTTTGCAGGTCTTCCTCACCAAGAGATGACCCCAAAAGATCTCAATGCAACTAAGTTTAATCTAACACGATTATTTGAGTCCTTTGGAATAGACCATACCAAAACTATTGATTATAATAGTTGTAAAGGAAAAGAATCATGGGCTATTCTTGGGGTAAAGGACGATGATCAGTATGGTAAGCAGAACTTTGTGAAGAAGTTCGTGAGACCTGTGTAAGTAGTTTAGATGATATAGGACTGAAAGCCGTTTAAGACGGACTACAGTGGTGAATGAATTCCTGTAACCCTAAGTTCTATATCATCTATGTACAAAAATTTTACATAGAGGAATAAATATGAAAAAACTAATACTGTCGTTCATGTTGATAGGGTTAACGGGATGTGTGCCGCGTGCTGAGATAGTATTGAGCAAGATAAATGATGATGTGAACTATAATACCAAAAGGAAATTGTCGTGCTATTGCGGAGAGGAAAGTGGAAGTGTTAGCTAGTAAGGGGATTAGGTCTGAAATAATCCACTGTGATTTCCGCTCTAAGTATGAATCTGATCACGCTATTGTCAAGGCTTATTTAGATGGAAAAGAGTGGGGCATTGGATAGTAATGACTCAGTAGTTTGGGAATATGAAGGAGTCAGAAGATCCACTTTTGATTATGTACTTCCATAAGAGGAGTGATATGAACGAGTTTTCTTATTATACTATAATAGTATTACATTCTATTACAATAGGACTTTTAGTAGGAATACTAATATTACTTCTCACAAGACTATAGATAATACAAGAACTTTAATCCTTTAACTGCCAGAGTACAAAAATGCAACATAAGCAAAATAAAACTATCTTTTTAATTAGTAGCATTGGAAATTTGGATGGCTCTGTTGACTTTGGTGACGAAGTACCCCAAACATTTGATAATATAGATGATGCGCTTAATGCTGCGAAAAGTATTGCTGAAGAATACGGTATGCGAACGTACTGCTATAAATGCACTCCCATAGTTAGGGTTGACCGTGGGAAATTACGTGTTACTAAATTGGGAAAAACTTAATTCATAACAATTGCCAGAGTGGCGGAAAAAGGGCAAGCCTGTCCTTGGAGACACCGAAAGGTGTATGTAAAAGAACAACTAAAACAATCTATAAACAACAAAGACTGGAATGAGGAGATAATATGGGAGAGATGGCAGACTATATAATTGAGCAAGGATATCCTGATGAATCTTCATATGATAAAATTAATCTTGATTATGTGTGGGAATCTAATACTGGAGATGTTCATATATCTAATATGACTACTAATCATCTTATAAATACTATAAAGTATTTAGAACGAATGTATCAAGCAAGACATGAGGAAGACTGGAAAAACTACTTACCTAATATTTACTATAATATGTGTAATGAAAAACTGCGGAGGGAAAAGGAGGAGGAGACTAAATGAACGATGATAAACAGCGACCTAGACTATCCATTGAAATAAGTGAACAACAGAATCGAGATCTAATACAACTAATACCATGGGGAGCTAAGAACCCTCTGTTCTCAGCCATTGTAGATGATGTTATTGAATTACTGAAGAATCACGGGCCTATGATTATAGCCATGGTATTAACTAAAAAGTTAAGAGTTGCTGATTTAGATTCAATGAGAGAAGCATTGAATACTATGCCTAAAAAGAAAGGTAAAAAATCATGACAACAATTTCTAACTTAGCTGTCTCCATTAGTGAGATGCCTGAGGAGCAATTATTCAACTTTATAAGAACCTTACGTGAGAATAGGCGTAAGTCTATGTTAGTAACTACCACTAAAAAAGTATCCTCCACTACTTCTAGAACTCCTGCCACGATTAATATAGAGTCACTAATGTCTAAAATTTCGGAAACAGATAAAGAAAACTTACTACAGATATTGGAGGGAAAACTAAATGGCTAATGAATATATACTCAGGACTATTCCTATAAGTGAAATAGAATCTATTGATAGATCACGAACAGAGTTAGGAGATTTAGATGAACTAGTAAACTCATTTAAAAAGTACGGAATCATCCAGTCTCTTGCTGTAGCTACTAAACAAGATGGAGATGGTGGAACTCCTTATCGTCTCCTCGCCGGTGGACGTAGATATGCAGCTGCTATACAAGCAGGAATAGAGTTAGTTCCTGTTAAGATTTATACTGAGGAACTCTCTGAGATGCATATGAAGTCAATAGAACTTGAGGAAAACCTCAGACGAAAAGACCTTACGTTTATTGAGAAGTGTAGACTAACTCGTGAGATAAATGATTTACAAGTAGCTCTCTATGGCAGGAAAATTTCTACTTCTCCTGATGCACCTGGACACTCTATGCGTGATACAGCAGATATGTTAAATGTAAGTCCTATGACCGTAGTAAATGATATAAAACTTGCTACTGCTATGGAACAGTTTCCTGATCTAGATTGGGGAGGATGTAAGAATCAGTCCGAGGCACTAAAGGTTCTTGCTAAGTTTGAGGAACGAGTAGTACGGGCTGACTTATCTAGTCGTGCTTCTGAGTTGATGAAGAGTTCAAAGACTAAGAAGATTATAGACTCCTATATCCTTGGAGATTTCTTCGAGAAGGTTAAGGGAGTTCCTAATAACTCTATTGATCTCGTAGAGATAGACCCTCCTTATGGAATCGACCTGCCTAATATGAAGAAGGAGCATAACTCTAACTATGGTGATTCCTACAATGAAGTAGATGCTAGTATATATATTAAGTTTATAGGTGATACACTTACTGAATCCTATAGAATTATGAAGGAGGATAGCTGGTTAATCTTCTGGTTCGGGCCTGAGCCTTGGTTCGATATTATTTATAGTCTCATCAAACAATCAGGATTTGAGACCCGTAGACTTTGTGGGATATGGACTAAGAATAACGGGCAGACTAAACATCCTGATATTTATCTTGCTCAGGCGTATGAGATGTTTTATTATGCTAGAAAGGGAAACGCAGTTATCAACCTTGATAAACGTGGAAGGGGTAATATATTTGACTTCAGTCCTGTCTCACCTACTAATAAAATTCATCCTACTGAGCGTCCAGTTCCTTTAATGGAGGAAATCCTTCGTACCTTTACATGGGAAGGTTCAAGAGTTATAGTTCCATTTGCAGGTTCAGGCAATACTCTACGAGCAGCTTACAATCTTAATATGTTTCCATTAGGATATGATCTAAGTAAGGAATATAAAGATAGTTTTACTGTTAGAGTTCTTAATGAAGAGAAAGGAGAAAACTAGATGCTTAAGATAGTTATATTACCTACAGGAAGTATAGTTATAGGAGAACTAAAATCTGAATCTATTACTGAGATTGAGATAGGTAATCCTAGAGAAGTTCAACTAGTACAGGTAAGTCCTGGTCAGACCAAGTTTGCAATACTAAAAATGTTTGGCTCACCTTCTTCAGTAATATTACGAGTACAGAATTTAATATGCTCTTATGACTGTGAAGAAGAGAGTATTGAAAGTTGCTACGCTGAATCCTGTGGATTACTGACTAGACCTAAACCTAAAGAAATAATAGATATTACCCGTAATAGACATTAAAGAATAGGGCGGGACATCTTCTATTATTAATCGGTGAGTTTGGATTTGAAGGATATAGACATTATAGTCCCGCCCTTTCACAATTTACTTGGAGTATTTATGAACAAGCATGACGCACCACTTCCTCCACCTCGCTGTCCTGGGTGTGGAGCTATATGTATAAAATCAACTAAAGTTCTCAAGGCGGCTAACTGTAATGTTACAGTTTGGATATGTCCTGAGAAGAAAAATCCTAGTTGTTTGGATTAACCTATGTAAAATTTTTTTACATAGGACAATAATAATTTTTCTACAAGGAGGTCTATTATGACTAGAGAAGAATTTGAATCTACTATTAAAACTCTCAATGCCAAGTTAACTGCACTAAGAAATAAGAAGGGTGATGAATACGCTCCTGGGAAGGACAGATTACAGAACTTTAAAACTTCCTCCAACATGAACCACGAGACAGTTCCTTCCTCTATTTGGGGTATGATGAGTAAACATACTGTATCACTGGCAGATATGGTAAGAGAGGAATATAGAGAATCCCACACTGAGTTCACGTTGAAGGAGTGGGAATCAAAACTGTTTGATGCTATCATTTATCTCCAACTTCTTTATGCTGCGCTGAAGGAGGATAAAGAGTGAATAAAGAACTCTACTTTCGTAAAATTGCTGAGGTTGTAGCTGAACGTTCCAAGTGTCTCTCCCGTAAAATAGGAGCTGTTCTCGTCAGGGACGACATCATAATCTCCACAGGTTACAATGGGCCTCCTCGTGGAGTCCCTCATTGTCTCAAGGAACGTCTGGAATTTGACGAAGTTATTCGTGAGGCTCTCAGCGGTATGACTATCAACATGGAGACTGAGTGTCCTAGAAGACTTCTTGGTTATGACTCAGGTCATGGACTAGAAATCTGTCCAGCTACTCACGCTGAGGCTAATGCTATTATCCAGGCTGCAAAGGCTGGAGTATCTACAGAAGGTAGTACTCTATATTTAACCTGTGAGTTTCCATGTAAGAGCTGTCTTGGTCTCATCATTAATGCAGGAGTTAAGAAAATCTACTGTACTGAGAATCGACTCTATGACCCATGTTCTAAGTTTATGTATGTTAATTCAGACGTGGAGGTATTTATCTATGAAAGATCTAATTGAGATAAAAGTTAAAACTGTAGTAGACTTAACCAATAGAATATCTCTTGACTTTATGAAGACGTTCTGGTTAGATAAAAGTGATATTAAATCTGCTAGGAAAGAAAATGGAGAGGTATTTATTACTATACCTAAAACTCTGGCTATAGAAAAAATTCTAACATAGGAGTAATTATGTTCTCTGATGAAATAAAACTATTTAAACTAACAGACTTAGTAGAAAAGACTATAAAAATAAATAGAATGATGAATTTTAATGGAGCATTTCTTATAACCGCTCTTGATATAAACAAGGGTATAATTTATGTCCTAGAAGTGGAGGAAGAATGAAAAAACTATTCGAAAAACTTATGTGTATTATTATCTTCTATATAAGTAAATATATAAAGGATGAAAATGTAGAACTTAGACTGGTATATAAAGGGCATCTTATACAAATGTGGAAGCCCGATCCTGAGGATAGAATTATCTCACACGTACTAGGAAATAGGGAGATTATATGAAACCTAGAGCATCTAGAGTTCCTGCAAAGGGTGATAAGTCTAGTTGTATTATAGCCCTTGTAGGTGAACAACCTGGTCGAACTGAGGTTCGCAAACGTGAGCCATTCTGTGGGCCTGCAGGCGATGAACTTGACCGAGACTTATCAGCTGCAGGAATTCCTCGTTCTCACTGTTATGTTACTAACACGTTTAAGGACTTGGATTTTCCTCTGGAATATTACATTAAGTTCTCTCGAACTGGAGTTACCTTCTCAGCAGATGGTCTGGAATATCTCAACGAGTTACGTGACGAGCTTATGGAATGTAAAGCTAATGTTATTGTAGCTGTTGGTGGAGTAGCTTTATATGCCCTCACTAATCGTACTGGTATAACTAAGTGGAGGGGTTCGGTTATAGAATCAACACTAATTCCTGGAAAGAAAGTGATTCCTATAATCCACCCTTCCACTGTTTTACCTCCTAAGAATCAATTCCTCAACAAGAGACTTATTATTTTCGATCTGATGAGAGTGTTGAAACATAGTGGATTTCCTGAGCTGGGATTAATTCCTAGAGAGGTAATAGTAGAACCTTCCTATACTCAGTGTATGGAGTTTCTAAATAGATGTATCTATCTTGGAAAAGAAGGAGTAATAATAGACTTTGATATTGAGGTATATAAAGAAGAGATTTCATGTATAAGTTTCTCCTATAAAGTAGATCTCTCTATCTCAGTTCCTTTTATTAACTCCTCTGGAGACTACTTTACTGTAGATCAAGAGATAAAGATATGGCAGAAGATTACCGAGCTACTGGAGAATGATCTAATCATAAAGCGTGGACAGAACCTAACATTCGACTGTTCTATATTACTTTCCAAGATGAAGATTAAAGTTAGGAATGTTGTTGATACTATGATTATTCAGAAAATTATTATGCCTGATTATAAGGTAGGTCTAGACTTCATCACCTCCATCTTCACTGACATTCCATACTACAAAGATGATGGAAAGAAGTGGTTTAAAATAGGTGGTTCATGGCCTAAGTTTTGGCACTATAATGGACTGGATGCTATAGCTACAGGTTCATCTTATCCACATCAGATGGAGGAAGCAATAAAACAGAATAATGTTACTACTGTTGTTCGCCAGACTAAAATTATCGAGCCACTAGTTTATATGTCTCAGAAAGGAATTAGGGTTGATACTGAAGGAATGATAAAACATAGGGATAAACTACTATCTCGTCTAGAAGAAGTTTCTAATCAACTATATCCTTTGATAGGAGAGTTTAACAAAGTCCCTTCTCCAAAACAGCTCTCACGATATTTCTATGAGGACTTAGGTAATAAACCTTACCTCAAGAGAGGACATATAACTACTGATGATACTGCACTTGTAAGACTTGCTCGGAAGGGAGTCAAGGAAGCTACTCTAGTACAGGAAGTTAGGTCACTGAGGAAAGTAATATCTACCTATGCTAATCTAGATAAAATTTCTGAGGATGGTCGTCTACATTGTTCTTATAATCCTGTAGGAACTAAGACAGGTCGTCTATCATCCAGTGAAGATATATTTGGTAAAGGTATGAATATGCAAAACTGGCCTCACTTTATGTTAAAGTTCCTTATTCCTGATGAGGGATATGTATTCTACATATTCGACCTATCCCAAGCTGAGAATCGTATAGTGGCATATGTAGGTAGAATTCCTCGTATGATAAGTGCATTTGAGAATAATAAAGATGTTCATAGTTTAACTGCTGGATTGATCTTTGGGAAACCTCCAGAGAATATTTCCTCAGTTGATGGTTCGTCATCTATTGGAGGTGGTAGACATTCTGAAAGGTTCTGGGGAAAGAAGAGTAATCATAGTTTCAATTATGATCTAGGCTATCGGAACTTCTCTCTTGTTGTTGAGATTCCTGAGGGTGAAGCTAAGTGGTTAGTGGAAAAGTATCACGCTGCTTATCCTGAGGTTCGTGGAGTATATCATCAGAATATTCGTCTACAACTATCGAAGGATAGAACTATTACAAATCTTATGGGACGTAGACGAGTGTTCACTGATAACTGGGGAGACGACCTATTCAAAAAAGCCTATGCTCAAGTACCTCAGTCGACTGTAGCTGATATTATTAATGAGAGAGGATTGAATAATCTTTACTATAACCAAGATAGATTTACTGATGTTGATCTAATGGTGCAGGTTCATGATAGTGTAGTAGTCCAACTTCCTCTTTCACTCTCATGGAAGAGACACGCTGAAATTCTACTCGAAATTAAAAAGGATTTAGAAATTTCTTTAATAGCTAATGAAGTAGAATTTACAATTCCTGTAGATATATCTATGGGACTGACTTTATATAAAGAAGAAGGAAAAGATTTTAAGGCTAATAAAATCCCTAAAAATGCTGATGTTCTAGCTACACAACTGGAAACTGGCTATAACGAATTATTAACTACAGGTAATGGAGGAGAGGATATACTAAATGAGCTTAACGAGACATCTGACGGACTGGATAGAGAATTACCTGAAGTATACGGAGAATAGTGAACCACCTAGATTGTTTAGAACTTGGACTGCAATTAGTGTAATAGCAGGAGCATTAAAACGTAAGTGTAGATTACCTTGGGGTATGCTCACGTTTTATCCTAATATGTATATAGTATTAGTTGCCCCTCCAGGACGTGCAAGAAAGGGAACAGCTATGGGACCTGGACTAACATTTCTAAATGATCTAGGAGTTAAACTAGCGGCTGAAGCTACAACACGTGAATCACTTATTAGAGAATTGAGGAATTGTAATGACACTATTATACACCCAGATGGAAAGACCGAATTTCACGCCTCTCTTACAATTTATAGTGAAGAACTTACTGTCTTTCTTGGTTATCAAAATCGTCAACTTATCTCTGATCTCACGGATTGGTATGACTGTAGAGGTAGGTGGACTTATCGTACTAAAAACATGGGAACTGATGATATAATAGGTGTATGGGTCAACCTTATGGGGGCGACTACTCCTGATATGATACAGATGGCTATGCCTATTGAAACTATTGGAGGCGGACTAGCCAGTCGAATGATCTTCGTATATGAGGGAAATAAGGAGAAGATAGTTCCTATATGTTTCCTTACTAAAGAAGAAGAAGAACTGCGTGAAGTACTATATAAAGACCTAGAACAAATTCATATCCTCCAAGGAAACTTTACTGTTACTAGTTCCTTTATAGATATCTGGGTTCCTTGGTATACTGATCTAGGAAATCACCTCCCTTTTAATGATGATAAACTATATGGTTACTTAGAACGTCGCCATGTTCACGCACTAAAACTTAGTATGATTCTCAGTGCATCCAAGAGTAACTCAATGATTATAGAGGGAGAAGACCTCCTTCGTGCTATTGAGATAATGAGACAGACTGAGATTAAAATGCCTATGACATTTGGAGGAGTTGGTAAGTCAGAGTTCTCAGATGTTACTCAGAAGATTATGACTGAGATAGCACTACAGAAAGAATGTACCTTTGCACATTTAGTAGGAAGATTTTATAAGGATGTGAATAACTCTGAACTAACTCGTATACTTGAGGCATTACAAGTTATGCAGTTCTTCTTCTACTCCTTCAAGAACAATCAACAGGTATTAGTGTTTAATAAAGAAAGTAAAGAAGCATCTAAATATATTTAACTTCTACAATCCTCCTAGTCCATCTAACCCCTGAAGACTCCCTAGTCCCTTGGGAGTCTTTCCTTCTTTTTTCTCTTTCTTAGTATAGAAAAGATAACTCTTTACATCACCTGTCTTATTTAACTTAGCTATTTCTTTAACTCCTAAATACCCAGGAACTAGTCCGCCTAATCTTTCCTTAAATCCTTTCCATGTACTATCAACATTATTACCTGTAGTAAGTGCCTCAAGTAACTTAACTGTATCCCAAACTAAATTAGGAATAAATCCAAAGTTACTCGGCATAGCACCTATTCCCATAGCTCCTCTATAATCTATTCCTGTGTAGTGAGCTAGTGCTGATAGAAGTGTAAACTGACTAGCTTGGATTGCTAAGGTTTTACTAAACCCTTTCTCTCTAAACATAGTATAAATATGATCTGCATAGGCAAGTGACCAACTGGAATATTGTAGCATTAATTTACTAGTAGGACTCTGTAGTATGAAAGGTAAATCAGCTCCATATAACCAGGCAGTTTCAGCCATAGCTTTCTCGCCTGCTCTAATATGCCAAGACTCAGCAAGTTTAGGATGCTTACTCTTTGATAGTAAATAACCTGTAGCAAATCCAACTCTCGCACCGTCTAAGTCCACCCACTTAAATGCTATCATCATCTTATCACGAATTTCCTTAGGAATATCCATCATACCTTCCATAGGAATATCCTCAGCTAAATATTCCTCAAGCCTCAACTTACACATATCTGACTTAGCCATAGCATCTTTAATCACCTGACTATGAGCAGCTAATCTCCCTCTCAACCAGTTATGAGGTCCGTACTTATTAACTACTAACCACTGCTGAAGTGAGTCACGAATAGCTGACTTAGGTCTAATACCCATATAAGCTGCATAGTTTAAGTCCAGAATAGTTTTCTCAAACATCCTCAGAAATTGTCTCCCCTCATCTTCTCTCATCCAGAGTTTCTTAGCAAGATTTCTAGTTGACTTAGCAACATCTGCCTCGACACCTTTAGGTCTCTTCAAAATAACTCTATCTACAAACTCTTTATCTTTTACCTGAAGATCAGGACTCATCTTCTTAACCAAAGGTCTAGTTTCTACAATGGCTCTATTATAAAACTTAGTCTTTAATCCTCTCTCATAATACATCTTAAATAACTTCTGAGCATCAAGTTCAGTTTCCTCTAACCCTCCACCTTTTACTCTCTCATGCTGAGCCCAGAAGTCTAACTCTTTAACTCCCTTAGAAGAAAACGCAAATCTCACAGCGGCTTTTCTATTTTCCTCAGGAGTTCTTTTAGGACTATAATGAGGTTCTATTTTTGGTGCTTCAATTTCAAAGAATGTATAGGCAGTGTCATAAGCTTTATCAAGTAACTTAGATGCCTTAAGTTCGCGAGGAGAAAGATCACTCTCGGTAAGTTTTCCATTATAAAAAAGAGTAATTCGTTCTCTCATTTTCTTCTTATCTTTATTACTTCTAATTTCTTTATCAAGGTTCTTGAATATTAAGTCTTCTGTCTTCACGAACGCAGGTCTAGCTTCCAGTCTTCCTACTAGCGCTGTCCTCCAAGGTCTCATATATTCATCTCCTAGAACTTTTCTCATAGGACGTATCCATGACATAAGACCTATAGCATCTTGAGGAGGACGACTACCAATATATAGATCACACATCTTAGTAAGTTCCTTCACATCAGCATCATCTAACTGTTGACGTCCAGTATCCATACGTCTATTCTCTATAAAATCACTAAGAGCATCCTCACTTACTTCATATAATCCTACAGCTTTCCTGAGTTTGTCTTTCATCTTCTGAGAAATATTAGGATCTCTTATTATTTCCTTCTCACTCTCAAGTACTATATCCTTCATATCCATTATCTTAATCTTAAGTATATCAGCTCCATTACGAGTAAGATCACTGAGGTTCTTTACATATCCCACTCCATTAGTATTAGCTGCGACTTTTCTAATATCTCTGTCACTCAGTCCCTTAACTTTCCCTAACTCCCTTAAATCTCTAAGATCAATGTCTGTAGCTGAAGGAGTATTTCTAGCTCCCCTATTTATATACTCACGGGTGAGTTTAGTATCCATAGATTCCTTGTGGAATAATCTACTTGAGATAAATTCAGTAAGTTTCTGCATACCTAGGAGGTCTAACGTAACATCCTTTTTAGTATATTCAAAATTAATAACTCCTTTCTGTCCTACCTTATCTCCCCACTTAGTAGCATCCTTCCAAGTCTGACGAACAAATCCTTTAATATCATTCCAGAGGTCACCTACTATTTCTTTCATCCTCGAACGAAACTCTCCGTACTTTACTTTTCCTTCAAGGATTATTCCTTTAGCAATCTTTCTAAGATTCTCAATAGAAGGAACTTCTCTAAGTTTCTCAATGGTCGTATCATAGATTTTCTGTAACCCCAACATATCAATAGTAATAGGACGTGGAAACTGTTCTTTGAAACTTTCCATATCAGTTCTATCTACTTCATCAGGATCTAGTTCGAGAAGTTCATCTATCTTATCCTCTGAAACTTCATTTCCCCACTTCTCATTAATCCTATCATATGCATCTCTAAGAGTTTCAATAGCTTCAGGTGCGAGAGTTCCTGGATCTTTCTCAAGATGATTCAGGCGTTCTTCTATACGATCTTCATCTATCTCACCTGTCTTCTCATACTTACCCAACTCAAGACCTATATTCTTAAATAGTAATCTTGGCTGAGCTAGTTCCTCAGGAGTTATATTTCCTGCAAGAGTATCTTCTACTTCCTTAGTTACTTTAGACTCCTCAAGAGTTTCTCCTTTCTGTTTGTTTATCATCTCCTGAACAATAGTGAGACTTTCTTTATCTCCTAAATTTTTGTATAAGTCTCTTGCTTGATAAAGTTCATCAAGAGTCATCTCAGGTTCAGGACCTAAGTCGACTTCCTCAATAGGTTCTTCAACTGGAGGTTTTTCTACTATTGATTCTTCACCTTCGTATAATTTTTTTACAGAGGTTGGTTCGGATGGAACTACTTCTTCCAACTTAGTTTTAGGAGTTTCTACTACTGGAGTTTTAGTAGAGGGAACTATTGGTTCAACAGGAGTTTCTACTGGGGGAACTACCTTATTATTCTCAGGTGCACTCTCTATAGTCTTCTGTGAATCCAGCGCTTCACGAAGTTTTTGAGCATCCAGTGCAGCTTGCATAGCTTGTTTAGACTTCTCACCTTTATCAGCAATTAGTTTTTTAGTTTTAGCATCCTGTAACTCCAGACGTTTCTCTACCACGTCTCTCATCTCAGGATGATCTAACATCCACTGAGCTAACTCGGTGTTTGATAGATTCATAGGAATAACTTTCTTTCCTAACTCTTCTAGTACTCTAGCTTTATCAGCAGCTTTAAATGCCTGATTACTCTTAGTAAGTCCTAAATCTTTCAAAGTACTATAATAAACATCACTTCCTAATTTAGCTTTTAGTTCCTTAGTTTTATCTAAATAAATAGCATCCTGAGTCTTACGTTTAGTAACTATAATCTTCTCACTTACTACTTGTTTTTCAGCTTCTCGTCTAGTCATTTCCTCTTGTGCTAGTGTAACTCCAGACATAGCACTTTCCTTTATAGCTGTATCACTATAGATATACTTATCATTTGCAGGATTCTTTCTAGCAAATATATTAGTTTCATTACTAGTAGGATGAAGTTCTCCTTCTCCCTTTAGTCCACTAAGTACCTCGTCTACTTGAGTATCTACCTCTTTCTCCAATCCTGCATCTTTAACTTTCTTTACTGTATCAGTTTCAATTTTAGCTACTGACGCAGGATAACCATGCCAGACCATCATAAGAGTAAATATAGCATTACTAATCCTATCATGAATATCCATACTCTTAGACTCTTCACTACCAGGTCTAGGAGTTAGTAACGCCATACCAGTAGCAATACGGAGTAATCTATCTGTAGGAAATAATCCTTTTGCTATACCTACTGAACCTCCAGCTTTCGCCCCACTCACAACTGACTGAGTAGCCATCTTAACTGCATCTTCAACTGTAGGAGCCATAGCTATATTTCCAAGTTGCTCAGTCATAGAACCTGCACCAAACTGTAGTCCTTCTCTTACTATACCAGTAGTAACTCTACGTGTTAAAGTTTTAGAAAGTGCATTACTCAGCCAAGGCATAGTTTTTATTAGCAAGTTTCCAGTAAACTGCATTCCTAACTTAGGTAATCCAGCTACCATATATCCAGCTGCCTGTCCAGCACCTACGACATACTTCTCAACTCCTTGAGCAGTATCAGGATTCCACTCACCAGGAAAGAACACGTTATTAAGTGTTTGTCCTGGCTCTAGCTGAGTTCCTGTAGCTCTCATTATTACAGCTTGAGGTAACTGTGCAGTAGACGTATTAACAAACTGTGCAGTTCCCTTCTTCAATACACTATCAAGAGTCACAGGTTCAGCAAAACTTCTGGTCGCCCCACTGGGCCCACTCTCCATAGGAGGATTACTAATCATATTAATATCAGATTTCTGTTTCATTAAATCACTAACTGGACCTAGAAGCATTGGTTCAGTAGTAGGAGGAGCAAGGGATTCCTTGATGAAATTTCCTGCTTTAGATAATAGTGACTCAGATTGAGGAGCTGGTTGAGGAGCTGGAATAATCTTAGACATACTCTCCAGTTTATCCCACTCCTCTACTGCCTGATCATCACTTAATATATTAGTAGGTGTTAAAGGACTTGTACTAATACCAGAACTCATACTACTTTCATTATCTTCCCAGTCAGAAAAGTTTTCCAGAGTCATCTTAAAAGTCCTTTCGCTTTAAGTTCCTCATTAAGAGTTCTACCATTCTTTATAGCAGCTTTCATAACTTGACCTAGAGTATAAGAAGTACCATCAGATTTCTTAGGTAATATAATTCTCTGAGGAAGTTCTTGATCTTCATTCCAAATATAAGCATAAGTAGAATTAGGTGATACAGCATTCCACTTAATAATAGCCTCTTTTCTCTTCTCATCATCTGCATCTTTGTTTCTAATAGTAGCCAAGTTAGCTATTGCTACTTCATCTTGCTGAGTGATATCTCCAGGTTTAGGAGGAGTAGGAGCATTTCCTATTACATTACCCTGAGATTTTAATGTAGCTACATCTCTGTCATAGTTTCTATACGTAGTAAGTTTCCTGTCTGGTAATCCAGTTTTAGTATTATAGAACTCTATAATATGAGGACTATCAAGAGGATCTACTCTATCGCTAGGAGCATGATAAGGTTGCATACCCGTAGGTTCAAACTTACCAGTATTAGGATTCCACTGCATAATACCTTGACTTGATTCGAGAGTCTTAGGCGCACTATTATCAGCTGCTCGATAAACAGGAATTCCAAGATCTCTAACTTTTCCAGTAGTTTCGTCTATTAACATATAGTTCTGAGGTCCTTCTATTACTCTTCCAGCTTTAGGCCCTAGCATATTATTAAGGAAGTCAAGAGTTCTCAATCCCATCTCCTGTCCCTGCATAGATCTACCTGCCAGTGCGTCAATCATCTCTGGTGATAGCCCCGCATAATCTGCACTGGTCAATCTTGCAGGGCTACTTTGAAAACCCGATAGTGCCTTTATTACTGCGTCATAAGGGTTAGTACCTTCACCTCCACTATATGGGTTGATAGGTCCAGAGGTTCCTTCATAGTTAAGAGGGGTTGACGGAGGCTTAATAGGACCTGTAGTATTCTTATCTTCTGGATTAGGAACTCCTTCTACATTACCTGTCATAGTAAAAGTCTTTCCATCTGTACTTACTTTATTAGGCCCCACTGCATCTGCTGGAGTTATAGCTGATATTAATCTCTTAATATATTCCTCTTTCTCCTTCCCTACTTTCTCCTGAGCCTTACCATAAATATTAGATACTCCTATATTAGCAGCTGCTGTTCCAGCTGCATGACCAAAGGAACCTTTAGGAGACATATCAGCTCCCATCTGTCCAAGTACCATACCTATTCTATTTGTATTCCACTGTCCAGTATTAGGGTCTTTAAACCCTGCATTGACAGCTCCCTGTCCTATCCTATCGAATAATTCACTCCACATTATAGTTTCCTCCTATATGAATAATGCGGCTAATCCTGCCACACCTAATATTGTCCCAAGTATTCCTCCACCTCCACTCTTTTCTTTAGTAGAAGTAGTTGTAGCTCCATTCAAACATCCTACTGCTGCCCGCTCAAAATCTAATACTGTGAAAGGCCACAGAACATCTGCAGTCTTCATCTCATAGTTATATTTATCAACACTAGTTTTTACTGCGAAGAAGAGTTTCATAACTTCACCATATAGTGTTATTGCTCCCCTATTCCAGTCCAGATGTTTTCCAAATCTCTCAGTTGCAGTAGGAATAAGAGCTACTCGTGTAGTAGCACTAAACTTAGAAACTGCCTGAACTTTCTTAGCTTCAATTAGTGATCTACCTATAATATATGCACTACTATTAATAGCATTAATATCATGCATACCAGCTTCAAACTCAGTTCGATCAGCTTCAATTATATCATCTAAATCAGCTGACTCAGATGCGACTAGGTCATCTACAGCAGATGCATTTACTGTATCCTCATATATCTGGTCGAACAAAACATCTACATCTAATCCAGCTACAAACTTACCATACATATCATAGAGAGGTGGAAAACTACCAAGTATATAACCAGTCCCAAAGAATCCTACATCTACTGGAACATCTACAAATCCAGATAAAGGAGAGGTATCCTTTAAATCCTCTACATAACTCTTAGTAGCATCCAGTAAATACTCATGAGCATCTTCAAGATAGGGAGCATATCGTATGGTAGTCTTTGAACTTCCACTACTACCTTTTCCTCCGCCACCCATAGTAACCTCCTATCCTATATATGTATAGGATCTAAATGTTTCAGTAAATCCAAGACCTTCTACAATATCTCGTACCCTAGTATTACTGGTCTCAGTAGTTACAATAACTCTACCATCCTTATCTACACATCCCTGAGAACGACCGAACTCCTTACCAAAATTGAAGAACTCAGTCCAGTCAGTTTGTAACTTAAAAGAGTATAGACATTTTAATTCTAAACTTTTCTGTCCTGAGAACTATCAACTCTTATA